TTGTGAAATCGAAAGATCAGAACCAGATCCAAAGCCGGCTGTTTCTATATTAAAATCAGGCAAGAGTTCTTGTAAAACACTCGCGACTCTGGTTTCATAATCAATACCAACACCAGCTGCTCGGCGAGCCCTGGGTTTCATCAGTAAATAGACACTTCCAAGCTCTCTATCGCGTAACGCAAAACGACCAAAGCCGGCACTTGGAGCATTAGGCTCCCATTCATAACCCATCTCAATTAATTGCGGTGCTATGAGTCGTTGCATTTCTTCTCGATCATCAGCGCGAACGCGCAACGTTGTGTTACTCATTTGTTCTATGTCCACATCAAAAGCCGAAAGAAATTCGAGTGCTTTATTTATGTTTCTTATCTCGGTATTTTCCGCCAGATAACGACAAAACCCCTCCATTAATGCTTTCATTTTCATCACCCTATAATTAGTACTTCAGATGAGGAACCCATGATTTTTTTACCAACATTCTTCATACCATATGCCCACTCGGCATTTATAATCTCATAATCCTTATATAGCTCCTGAATCTCTGGGCAATTATTATATGAGAGCACCCACCCTGTTCGACCAGACAAGACTTCATGAAGCCCGTTGTGGTCAAATCCCATATGTGTACTTCCCTTGTCTCCATAAAGCTTATTCTTATCCTTTCCTAATAAATAAGGGGGATCCAGATACAAAAACGCATCTGGGTGGCGTATTATAGAATCTTTAAAATCGGCACACCCAACAGTCAGATTAGTCTCTTTAAAATCTTTAAGACGCTGAATCGAGGAATCTGTAAATCTAGCGTAAGACGCTCTTTTGGAGAATCCTCCACTAAACGTAGCACCTGAAAAACTGCTTCTATTAATAGCATAAAACTCTGCTGCGGCAGTTAATGAATACTTTGTTGTGCTACGTAACTTTTCGCGTGTACGCATAAAAGCTTCTTTGGGCAACCCTCGCACAGGCGCTTCGTTCAGTATATATTCTGGATTCCATACTCGCATATCGTCACATAAAGCCGCAAGCCTGTCGGGCTCTGATAGCAGTGCTTGCCAAAACCATACCAAGGGCTCAAAGACATCATAACCATGCACGCGTGTGCCCCGTTCTGCGACAGCTAACTCGATTGACCCTCCCCCAAGAAAAGGGGAACATAACTCCCCACAGTCTTCAGGTATAAGCGGCAGAATGTGCTTTACTGCGCGGGACTTGCCGCCTGGGTAGCGGAGTGGCGTCTTCATTTACCCTCTTCCGATCATCAAAATTTCTCTAGCCTTTTTGGCGCTATGTGTTCCATCTGCATTCTTCTTTCTACGACCGGCAGTATATGTCACATCAAAATAGATCAAACGGTTGTTGCCGGTGCGGCTTTCGAAGAACCCATCTCCCACATCTCTATTGGACATTATAGTATATGCGCCGGCATTTGTCGAGTCATTTAGAAAGCTAATAACACGATTCTGCATTTCGTCATCAAAATCAACACCATACTGTGTAAAAGATCCTCGGTATGGAGGATCAAGGAAGACAAAAGAGTTTTCTTTTACCTCTCCGATTGTCTCTTCAAAGTCACCGGTCATGAGCTTACAATGCTGCAGCGCCAGATGCCACTCTTGTACATTGTCTTTGTCATATACTTTGTCCTTCTGATTCAGAAGTCCTGATGGTGTGCCAAAACGACCACCGGTGTTTTTATTAATCTGCCAAATCCCGTTAAAGCCTGTCTTCATCAGAAAATATAAAGTTGCGGCTTCCTCTGTTTGGTTCCACTTTTCGTAATCAAAGGCATGCTCTTGTCGCAGAGCATAGTAAAACTCTTTGCGGGCTGCTTTTTCAAGCGGAAGATACTGCGCTGATAGTTTATCCATTCGCTCCACAAAAACATCATGATCGTCACGGATTGCTTTATAGATGTTCATAATACATGGATTATAATCATTGAGAACAAACCGTGCATTGGGATTCTGCTCATAAGCCCAGACAAACATTGCGCCGGCGCCAACAAAGGGCTCGATGTACACATCAAACGACTCAGGGAGAACTTCTTTCGCCTTGTACTTCTTAATAAGGCGCGTCTTGCCGCCTGCCCACATAAACAATGGCTTCATACGATCTCCACGATCTGCTCGGCCACACTGGCAATATTAGCAAACCCTGATTCCATAATGGCATAGTTTGCGTCTGCAAGGTTAAGGGCGATTTCATCCCGGTACTTCTTGTTCTGAAAGGTTTTGCCCGAGAACACAATAAAGAACGGGTCATCCGAAGTGTTCTCCAGTTCTCGCACTCTTTCTTTAAGCGGGCGCGAGAGAAACTTGTATGCTCGTTCGTGAGCGTTCCCGCCGTTGTTGCCCGTCTTCTTTTCCACAAACAAAGATTTTCCAGTTTGTGTGTTGGTGATCTTGGCATCTAACACGATACCATTAATATCATTATAAACTAGTAGCTTTGCAGGCTTCACTTCAACTGTGTAGTGTGTCGGTAGCTGCTCTGCAATTTTAGCGGCGAATGTATTTTCGCCCGCATCCCCTACGACGCGGGCGCCGTGTTGCCAATTGCTACGATTGGTCAGATGTTCTGCACCCATTGTGCCCTCCAAGGTGTAAAAAGTAGCAGACTATTTAATCCCGGTCTGCCATCGGTGGTCCACAAGCCTATTTAGATTAGGTCAAGCCTGTTTATTCTAGGACATCAGTTCATCAAACGCCTTATCAACATCATTGGTTGATTTTGCGGAGTACTGCACTGTCTCTGATGAACGACTTTCGGCAGAACCATCGCCTGAAAGCTGTTCATCTAGAATTGCGCCGACTTGCTCGGGGGACAAGCGTTCGAATAAAGTATCGAACTCAGGGATGCGGTCTAGGAGGGCAGGTATAGATTCCGCATCTTCGAGCAGGGGGGATGTGTGTCGACGCATCTTTAGACTCGTTTGTGGAAATGCACCAGGCTTATTAGGCTTGGTGTAAGTCAGGGCGATATCGGTGCCTTCATGCGCATCAGTAATATCACCATATTCTGGATCAAGGATATAACCCAAAAGAAGCTCGTAAGCCTTCTTTCCATATCCATAAACCTTAATGCCTTCATCTTCACGACCGCGAACTACCACGGGCGAGAAATAACGTTGGCGAACGAAGAGCGACTTGGCAAGATTCTTGCTGTCCTCGTCGTTGTTGGAGGTTCCTTCGCGCCATAAAGCGGAAGCAAACTCGCAGATTGGGCACGATTCGCCGAAGTTACGCTTCGGACAAAGAACGCCACCACGATGTTCGCCCACATTATAGTGGAAAGACATCTCTTTAAGGGGATCCCCGTCATTTGTTGGAACAATACGAATATCCGTATCGCCCTCGTCTGGCCTAAACCAGACAGATGGAGTATTATCTCCGTTTCCTTCTCCACGAAGGGATGCAAGCTTTCGTCGCATCAGTTCCATATCAATTGCCATTTTTGTTGTCTCCTTGTTGACTTATAGAATATCAAGCGTTCCTTGATATCTTATTGTGGCACACTTGACGTAGCTTGTCAAGCGTATTGTTGTACTACGTTAGTAAGGGCAACGCAGAACCCAAAATCTTCATATTCAGTCTCGTAAATTGCATACGAGATCTTACGGAAAGCATTCCTTGGTTTTTGTTTAAGCAAATCGACCAATCTTTTGTGAAGCCCTCCATCAGTCTCTAACTTTTCCTTGTTTATACACATATAATAACATATGTCTCGATCCATGTCAAGTGGAAAAAGCCATTTTTCTTCAAGATTCTTCATATTGAGCATTCCAATGGTTCTAATGCGACAGATGTCGAGTGGTTTTGATACCATTCCGATCTCCGGCTCGTTATGTTCAAAAAAATTTAAATAGTGAACCGTCTGAAAAATAGATTCGTTAAGGGTGTCATAATATTTCTTGATTGGGACGCTTCCCAGGTGATTTTCGAGCAGTTCGTTGCTGATAACTGTGAGGGACTTCAGCAGTCCAGATCTCGCATATTCCTGCAGCACGCTAAAAACTACTTTATCCACCAATTTTGGAATTCCGGTCAAAAGATCTGAATCAGGCTTAATATAAAAAACCTCTACTTCTTTATCTTTGAGTTGTTCCAAAACTCCCAAGGAGTAGTTCGAACTCATAGAAGAGCCCACTACAAAAACTTGAACTCTGTCAGTGATCTCTGAAAAGAATTTTTTTAAATCAGGAATATTGTTTTCATATTCTTCGGGGCGGTCGAAGGACTTAATCTTACGTTTATATTTGGAGCTGCGTTCGACT